CGACGACTCCCAAGAAAGGCACGAAGTCTCGTGCTGGGATGTCGCCAGAGGATGCGGCGGCGCACTTTGCCAAGACTCAGGCGATCCAAAAGATCAAGAAAAAGAAAGCCCGCGAGCGTGCCGTCGATGTCTAAAAACTTTAGCGCCGGCAGTGTATCGATTGATCTTAGCGATGACTTGCAGCGATTTGTTGATCGCGTAATAAAGGAAGTTTCTCCCAATACCGCAAAAGCGATCGGCGACGAAGTGGCAGAGCTTCGTCAATACGCGCAAAAAAACTGGCCCGTAAAAGCAGAGAGATCCGAGTTTAAAGTTCGACTGCTTAAGCGTTTGGAGGCGGAAGGCAAGCTAACCGGGGGTGTACGGGGCTCGAGCCGCGATAGCCGCGGCAAATGGCGGCACGGTGTGCGGATGACGCCTAACGGCATAGAAGGCTTTGTCGAAAACTTCGCGCCCTATGCGGCTTTCATTCGAGAAATTAGCTACAGCCGCAAACCTGGAAAGCACCAATTCAGGCAGCTTTTGTTTCGACGTTTCGGCGCCAAAAGACAACGCGCTCTCTTCGAGAAAATAGAAAAGGAGCTTGGCTGATGGCACTTGGACAAAAAGAGATCTCACTGAAGATAAAGGCGGACACTAAGAAATTCCACGACGCATTGAAGCAACTTCCCGGCATGACGGAAAAAGAGGCGAAGAAAATGGCCCGCAAAATGGCGCGGGAATTTAATAAAGCTGAAAAAGCCTCCGGCAAAAGCGCGAAAGAAATAGCGGGCCGATATGCGTTTATGTTTGAAAAGATCACGCAAGATAACGCCAAATTTCAAGCGGCCTTGGCAGGAGGCATGTTTTTAGGAGCCGCCGCCGGTTTAGCAAAGTTAGCTAACAGCGCAAGCGAATACGTCGACAAGGTCGTCTTAATGAGTCGCCAAACGGGGCTCACTGCTGAGACTTTGATCGGTCTCGAGTTCGCAGCGCAAGCGGCCGGCGGCAACATCGACGAATTGAAAGAGGGCCTTAACGCACTCACGCAAAAGGCCGGCATGGCCTCGCGAAAGGGCGGAGAAGCAGCGTTGATCTTTAAAGACATTGGCGTGTCAGTCAACGATGCAAATGGCAACCTTCGCAGCGCCGACGATATCTTTAGAGATACTATAAACAGCTTGGCCGGCATGACTTCGACCTCCGACAAGGCGTCGATCGCGCTCGAGCTTTTCGGCGGCGGCGGCGCGAAGGTTGCGGCAATACTTGCAGACGGCACAGGCGCTCTTGACGAATACGCGGCGAAGGCAAAAGAAGCCGGGATCGTCATGGACGGCGACGCGCTAAAAGCCAGCGCAAACATGGATCGCGCCATGGCCGATCTCAAAATGACAATGCGCGGCGTCACGCAAGAAGCCGGTGAGGCGCTGATCCCGGCGATGGTTGTCATTGTTGCGGCAATTGGAAAAGTGATTCAACAAATCGCGCACGCCGTCGACGCTTTTGATGGCTTAACAGATTCGATCTTTGGGAATATCGAAGCCGGACAAGACGCGCAAAATACTTATGTTGGACAAGAAAAAGCGCTTAACAAAGTGATCCAAGCCGCCAAAGATTTTGACGGGCAATTGAAGACTACCTCGGGCAATATGGTTGACGGCGCGACAGCCGCAAGGACGCTACAGCTTCGCATCGATCACGCAGAAGAAGCGGCGGTTCGATTGGCTCAGGGCTACAGCCTAACGGCCTCAGAGCAAGCGACCCTCAACCGCGCAATGAACGAGGGGCGCGAGCTTGCCGGGCAATTGGGTTTGGACTTTGACGAGTTGGCCGCCGGCGCCAAATCAGCGCGAGAAGAAGAGTTGGCCTTGTCCCAAGTGGATATGTCCGACCTCGAGGGCGAGCTAAACCGATTGGGCAAAAGCTCAATGATCACGGATCAGTTGGGCAAAGGTGCAGATCAGGCTGCGGAGAGATTGGAGGCGCTAAACAGGTCTTTCGAGCTTGAAGCCTTAGCCAGAATCGACGAGCCCCTCGCCGCGTTTGAGAAGGAAATGGATCGGATCAACGCGGCCTTAGAAGAGGGGCTTGATGCGACCTTGGGGCAAGAGGCGAAGCTTGCAGCCGAAGCAGAATTGCAAGAAGCCAGGCTCGAAGCCGCGCTTGAAGTAGAGAGCAAAATCCAAGAGGCCGAGCAAAAGAGAATTGATGCTCGATTGAAAGCAGAAGAAGCCGCGGCAATGGCGGCCGCACAATTGCAACAAGAGTTTTTCCAAGGCACACAAGACCTTGCCAACAATGTATTTGAGCTTGCGAAGTCGCAGAGGGGGATCACCTTTCAAGAAGAGCAAGCCTTGGCAATAGCTCAAGCGATTATGAACACCGCGGTCGGCGTGACTCAGGAATTGAAAAAAGGCGTCCTCGGCATTCCGAGCGCCCTTCTCATTGGCGCCGAAGGTGCTATTCAAATCGCCGCTATTAAGTCGCAAACCATGCACGCCGGCGGCATGGTGGGAGGCACACCCGACGAGGTGCCGGCAAACCTTCTCCGCGGCGAGGCTGTCATAACTCGCGCCGGTGTCGATGCATTGGGGGGGGAACAAGCGGTAAATTCGATCAATGGGGGCGGCGGCGGTAATCGGCCGCAAGTCGTGGTCCACCAATACAAGCACCGGGTTTTAGACGTCGCCCTTAAAGACCAATTGCGCACTGACTCGAATCTAAACCGGGCGCTTATGGGCACAGGCGTTTTTGGATTAATAGGCGGCCTAAGTCGCATGGGGCATAGGTAATGGGATCAGAAAAAACCAAGGCAGATTTTCGCGGGATCTTGATTCCAGATCCCCGGCTTACACTCGCCAATTTAAGCCGGCCAGATTCCACTATAACCGAGGCAAACCCTAAGCCCGGCGTACCCGTGCCGGACGGCGAGAGCGAGCTTGTGCTATCCTCCAGCGGCACGCAAGCCGCGGGCACTTCCTACGACATCGAAACGCTACGCGCGGGGCACCCTATCGAAAACGGCGGCGCTTTCGTTTGGAAGAATACCGCCGACTCTTCGACCAGCTTTCGAGGGTGGGACGTGCCGACAGTGCCGACAGCGTGGGAGGCGGTGGTTTGGACCGATGGCTTTAGCGTCGGCGCGGGCTCTTTGGGCACCTTCGAGCCACACGCGATCACGCTACCAAGCGGCGAGGTTCTAGTCGCTCACCGAGAGACGTTCAAAACCTTGTTAACGACTACTCGCCGCGTGACCGTGCGAAAACGATCGACTGCGGGAGTCTGGTCAAGTCAGACTGTCTACACGGCAAACTACACGCCAACAGGCTTCGACCCTTGCCTTGTGCTACTCCCCTCGGGGCGCGTTCTCTTGTTTCATTGGATCGAGGATGCAGCAGCGGATCAAGCGCAAATCCGCATGCACTACAGCGACGACGACGGCACAACGTGGATCGTAGGCCAGGAGCTTGTCTTGGATGAGCCGATCGATATCGACGCCGGTAGCTCGGGGCATGCCCTCGGCAGGATTCGCGCCGCGTATATCTCAGGCGAAATTTTGATGATTGCCGAGGTTGTCTCGAATAACGCCGGCCTAACTTATCGAGAAGGCTTTGTTCAGCTTGCGAGCGACGACCTTGGGGCAAGCTTTCGCCAGGTTTACAAAACCGACGGCACGGCAGGCGGCGGCCGGTTTACTATCCTCGACGTGGGGGGAGTCTTTCACGCTTACTTTGTCGACATAGCGACCGCCGAGCTTGCACGCTACAAAGTGGGATCGGCCTTCCAGTCTTTCGCAAACACGACGAAAGAAGACTTGATCGGAACAAGCGAAAACCAAGCAGATACTGAGGTTTGGGGATTGCTCGATGGTTCTTCAAAGTTCTTCGCAAACGTCGACGGGGCAGCGTGGAAGGATGAAAACGGGATCGTGTACGTCGCCGGAAGACAGCCGACGATAACAGGTTTTCCGGCAATCGTAATCCGATCAGCAGACAACGGAGACACATGGTCCGGCATGGGCCAAACGTCGTATAGCTCGAAGAATTGGTCGGCGTGGTTTACTTCAAACGACAGCCAAACCTTTGTGCGCGACTTCACAGTTACCGCGCAAGGGGGGCGAGCCGTAGTTATTCACAATTGGGACGCCTCACCCGGTAACGAAGACGACAGCCTCGGAGCCTTGTATTTGGGAGGCTGGTCCCAAGTCACAATGCCAAGCTATAAGACCTTCTCCCGCGATATCTCTAGGGTAGGTTTTGAGCGAAACTATCTCCCTCTCGATTTGCCTACGGCGGTGGGATGGGCAGCCGTGACCGGCGGCACAAATTCGCAGACGTTGTCAAACGGCGCTCTAAAAGTCTCAACTACAGCCGGCCGCCGCGAATACACAATCACGCCGCCGGGCACTGTTGCAGAGGGCTTGATCTTGCGGTGCTCCTTGGAGGTTTCCAATAGCGGGAATGTCGGGCACGAAGTGACTTTGACCACGCGGCTTGAGGATGGAAGCGAAGGCTACGAATTGCGGGCAACTTTTCGCGATGGCGGGATCCTACTTTACGATATGAACAACGGCGGATCGGGCACTCAAATAGGCACGACTGCAACGATCGATTGTACGGCAGGCGTCGATCTCTTGGTCGGTATGAACGACGGCAAATGCTCGGTCTGGACTCGACTTCGCAGCACATCCGACGATCGCCAATGGATCAACATTGTTAGCAATCAGACGCTAACCGACAACGGCGGCGGGTCGACCTCTTTGATTCGTTGGGGCAATGCCGCGGCAAGCTCGGCGATCTCGGAGTGGTATGAGTTGCATTATGTGTCCGACGAGTACGCGGGGCAAGGGCTCGCAAACGGCCAAGACAATCCGGCCGATCTTTTTCCCAAGGCCTTTAGCCCCTCGCCGGTGTGGGTAAATAGCGGCCTTTACTTGTCGGCCAAGGATGGCCCGGCGTTTCGCGGCGATGACTTCACGGTGTCGAGCCGCGCAGAGTTTCCGGTTTCGAACGTGCTACCCAGGGTGAGCCCCTCGCCGCGCGAGAAGTGGCGAAGCACCGGCACCGGGCAGCACCGGATCGCTTTCAAGTTCAACGAGGCCGGGCCGATGTCGTCGGTGATTGGACTCTATCTTGAGGGGATCAACTTCCGCACCGGATCGCTCGAGGGTTGGAACGGCTCGGCGTGGGTGTCGATCACGGCTTTCGATTCGGCGACAACGCTCTCGGGGCTACCTTTCACGCGCACCGGGTCGACCATTCAACCCGACACCAGCGGGCACACCGCGCCGCGGTATATCGGCCTCGATGAATTGGACGGATCGACTGTCGACCTTGGAAGCTCAGTTTATCGAAAAGTGATTCGAAACACGCCAGGTCTATGGACCAACGCAGCTCCGACGACATCGAAGCCGGTGCGAGTGCATCTCGAGAACGTCGATGGCGGAGATCCCGCAAGCGGCACCGCTCAGATTTGGTCGAGCCGTCTGCTTGTAGTCATTCGCAACCCGGCAGATTTCACAGGTTATCGGCTTGTTATCGATTCGCAGTCAAACGCCGACGGCTACTTCGAGATCGGCTCGGCGGTTATTGGCCCCGTCTATCTCTTTGATCGTGACTACTCTTGGGGCCGGATTCTTTCAACTCAAACAAACACCGAGATCACGACGTCGAGAGACGGCACGCGCAGATCGCGCAACTTCGGCCCGGCAAGAAAGGCCGCCGAATTCGGTTGGATCGATGGCGTCGACATGACGCCGATCAGCGGCGCAAACCCTTCGCCCGACTACTACAAGCCGGTAACCGGCGCCGGCGTCGATGCCGTGGCCCTCGACGGTGAAACGCCGATCCTGCTTCGCGACCTTGTAGAAAGCATCGACGGGCAACATACGCCGGTGGTGTATCTGCCAAGCGTGGACTCAGGCTCGCCAAACGTGACGCAAACCACGCAAATCGACGCGATGCTCTACGGCAGGATCTCCGGCGGTGTACGCCTCGAGACGGTGCAAGGCTACGAGTTAGACGACGAAGTGACGCGGATCGCGACGGTCACCGTCGAGCAGGAGCTATAATGAGCCGCCCTTTCCACGCGAGCGAGCTTGTCGAGTCGGAGCCTATTTGGCTTCTTGTCCTCGAGTACGCGGGGCGCGAGTTTCGATTCGCAACAGAGGGTATTGTTATCGAAAGCAGCGGCGGCGTTTTCAAACCCTTTGAAGGCACCTTGTCGTCGATCGACATCGAAGAGGCTTTCGAGTTTCTCTCGGAGAACGCCGACTTTCCCTCGGTATCAATTGAGGTGGTCTTTCCGGTAGACGTCGCCGAGCTAATCGAGAAAGGGCACGACTTAGCCGCGGCAAGCGGAGAATTGTCTTTGATACTCGATGGCAATCAATACGAAACGCGGCGCGTGTTTCTTCGCGGCGAGGTATCACAGCCGACCTACGGGGCGGAGGGGGAGCCGGTGCGCTTTTCTCTTGAGCGTCTCCCACTAAATGACGCGGCTCTTTTTCCGCCCTCCGGTCTTGTCGCGTCCTCGAGCGCCCTTTCGGCAGCGCCGGAAAGCTCGATCGGCAAAACCTACCCGTGGGTGTTTGGCGAGGTTGGCGCAACTGTCGACGAAGCCGGCGTAACGGTCAAAGCCTACGCGACGCCAGGATTCCAAGTGGGCACGTTTGTCGCTCCCGGCCCGGTTACACGGCGCAAAATATTAATTGCAGGGCACCGAGTTTCTGCGCAAACGGTGAACATTTACAACAGCGACGCCGATCAAAACATGGCTGGCGAAACCGTATATCACGACACCGATGCGCACGGCCAAGAGTACGCCTACACGGCCTTTGCGCAATCGCCGGGCACATCGGACAAAGACAAGTATTCAATAGATTGGAGCGGCAGCGGTGGCAGCTATCCCAACCTGCACCACGACGGGCCGTTAGAGCGCGGCGGCGACCTCTTGCGCTTCATGTTTTCGCAAAGCTCGCTCGAGGTGGACCAGGGGCGCACGGTGGCGGCGGCGGCGCTCCTTCAGAGCTACCGATTCGGAGGCTTTATAAACAAGCCGGTGGCCCCTTTGAAGTGGCTACAAGAGCACCTGATCCCATTGTTGCCGGTGTCAATTGCCGTCGGCGGTGACGGCATCTACCCGATCGTGTGGCGGTTTGACGCGACCCCCGAGCACGCCGTCGAAAGCATCACAGCCGGCCCTCACTTCGAAAGACAAGGACCGATCACATATGAGGGCGACGACGTCAAAAACGAGATCCGGCTTCGCTACGGCTTTTCGGCATGGCGCGACGACTTCACGCGCTCCATAACGATTAGCGGCAATCCAGACAGCGACGACCCGGATCAAATCTCAAACGTGTTCACTCGCGCGAGCTTTACCAGATACGGCACGCAAGCCACCGAGATCGAGTCGGTCATTGTATACGACCCGGCGACAGCGGCGGCGATCGTCAAATGGCAATCCCGCGCCTTTGCTTTTCGTCGTCGGGTTATCAGCTACACAGCCGACTATCGCTTCGGGTGGCTCGAGCGCGGCGACGTTGTGACTATCACCGATAGCGAAATGCACCTTCAAGATAGGTGCGCTTTGGTACAATCGATCACATGGGGGGCAAGCAGTCTCTCGATCAAGCTCTTAATAATTGACGACCCCCCAAGGGACTAAAGGATCCACAATGGCATATACCGCAACAGTACAAGTAAACCCAATCGGGTCAGGCGACTTTGAGGTTTTGATAACTGAAAACGACGCCGAAGCGACCAGTGAGGCAACAATTCCAGGGCTACCTATCAAGGGCAGAATTTGGTCGATGGCGGCGCAATTAGTGTCCGGTGCAGGCTCGACGATCGATCCGGTCTTGGGACACCTTACAAACCCGGCGGCTTCGGGGATGACCAAGCTTTTAGAAAACGACACGGCGGCGGCCGGCGTGCACAATGTAGCAATCGGGCCGGTGCCTTACTATGACGCCGACGGCGTGCTATTTCATCGAAGCGGCGTGGATTCCGGAACAAATAACGTCATCCAAACACGCTACCTAATTTCAAGCTCTTGGAGGTAATATGGGTTTCTCTTCTCCAAAATTTGTAGACTCGACAGGAGCTTCTCGCCTTGGCGGTGGCGGCGGCGGTGGCGGCGGTGGCGGCGGTGGCGGCAACCCGTGGACCTCCTTCCAAGACTTAACAAACGTCGGCGCCGTCGGAGGGTGGACAGTGATCGATGGCTCGGGCGTGAATGCAGACACCAGTTTAACCATGGACGGCGACGTTTTGGTTTTCAATCAAGCCAGCGCGTCAAATCTATTTATGCAAGGCGCTACAATGAATGGCAAAGCGATCATTCGTAGCAAGCATCTTGAAATGGTGACAGACGCGGGTTTGTCGCAGCCTTCAGGGGTAGACCCGTGGCTGCTGCAACCGGAGGCCGTTCAGTTTCGCATGCTTGTTGAATTTGACACCGACAACGGCGGCCCCATTAACGGCACGAACACAGGCGGCACTGACGCCTATGGGCACAAGATGACCGTGATGGCTGGCCTCGTTGGATACGGGTCAAATCAAGGCGGGAGCCCCTCGGGATTTGGCGGAAGCAATCCGTGGATGGCTGCGCGAGTTTATAAAAACACGAACACCCAACCAGAAGCCGACGCGGGGACAGGCGTTTTTCGCGTCGGTTATCAGTCTTTTTTTCAGAACGGCGGCACCGTCACCGGGTACACGATGAAGTCGCAATTAAACGCGCCAGCGGCAGCCCATGACGCTATGATTTTTCAATTGTCTTCGATGAGAATGCCAGCGGCGGCCGGCAATACCAAGATCCACACCTACGCGGGCACCTATGCAAGCGATCAACCGTGGAACCCAATTGGGACTAATCATCAAGCGAACGGCATCACCGACAATTCGACGCGCTATTATCATGCGTCTAATCAGTATTGGCACCCCTTCGTAGCGTTTGCGAGCACAAATTCAGCGGTACAGGGCACCATTCGTCTGCGTTCGATCAAAATCCTTTTGCAGCCTCTCGTTGGCAGAACGGGGATCACATGAGTTCATCTATCACACTTATTGAATGCAACAGCACAACGGCGGCGCAAAGCGTAGTATCTGACGTCGAAGGCGGCGAGCTTTGGGGCGTTGGCATGGGTACAACGTCGAAAGCTTCTGCTTATTCCAATTTTGCGTTGGTTATGGCAACGGAAACACGCACGCTCGCCCTCCTCGAAAGCGTGCCAGACGAAACCAAATTTGATATTCGAAGCTCTCTTATTGATGCAGATTCTTTTAGCGAGTCAGACGTCGAGTGCAAAACGTGGTTTTTGCGCGGGATGCTGTAGGGGGAGGAATGCCGACACCGAAGACAAAAGCAGAGATTGATCTCGAAATAAAGGTGGCACTCTTGGGACAAAAGCAAGAGCAACTCGAGGCCAGTCTTTCGATTTTGGATCGGCGTTTGTCGCGTGTAGAGGTGGCTATCGATGGCTTGCGCGGTGACGTGGCAAAGTGGGCCGGCTTTTTAGCGGCTCTTTCTGCCGTGTCGCCGTTTTTAGCCGGGATGGTTTAGCGTGGGCGACGGCGGCGCTAATCCCCTTGCGAACGTGCCGCCGTGGGTGTTTGTCGTGCTGTTGCTTGGCGGCGGCGGTGGCGTGGGAGCGCTCACCGGGATCAATCTTGGCGGACACCCAGAGCTTGAGGGCGTGTGCGAAGCCGCCGAGGCTCGAGCCGATGCAGCAGAGCAGGCGACACAAGCGGCACTAAGCACAATTCAAACCATGATCAAAGCGCTTCAAGAGTGCAAAACTTCGGGGTGGATTGAGTGACCGAAGAAGAAAAAGCGCTCTTGAAACGCTACGGCCTCGAGAAGTTCGACAAGCCAAAGCGCACGCCGAAGCACCCCACGAAGTCGCACATGGTGCTCACACGGATCAACGGGAAGCCAAAGCTAATTCGATTCGGCGCACAGGGGGCAAACACCGCACCGCGAGGGCGCAAAAACGAAACCGAGGCAGACAAGGCAAAGCGCCGCGCGTTTCGCAAGAGGCACGCCGATAACATTGCCAAAGGCAAAAGCAGCGCCGCCTATTGGGCAGCGAAGGTTAAGTGGTAGGCCGTGGGACCGGAAGCTACAGCCTTTGCCGACCTCGGTCTGACGGCCGCGCTTGTCTACTTCGTTGTTAACGACAGCCGCAACAAGGGCCGCGCTCTAACGGTTATGACTCGCGACTACATCCAACTATTAGAGCGCACGATCTCGGCGCTCGAGCGAATCGATCAGAACAAACCGAAGGCGGAATAAATGGCGAAGATCGACACCATCGTTTTGCACCATAGCGCAAGCCCCACCGATACCACACTCGAGGAGATCCGGCGGTGGCACACCGTCGATCGCGGGTGGCGTGACATCGGCTATCACCTTCTTTTGCGGCTACAGCGCGACGGCACCGCCGAGCTACTCACCGGCCGCCCTCACAATGAAGACGACGAAATGGAGCGGTGGGAGCGCGGGGCACACACAGGCGGGCACAATTGGCACTCTTTCGGGATCTGCTCGATTGGAAATTGGTCAGAGGAGGAGATGCCGCCGGGCATGTTTGAGGGCGTGGTTTTGCTCTTGGCCGATCTTTGCATGCGCTGGGACCTCGAGCCCCTCGAGGCGATCAAGGGGCACCGAGAGATGGAGGGCGCCTCGACTGAGTGCCCCGGCCTGTTAGTAGATATGGACAAAATACGCAAAGCAGTCGATGAAAAGACCACGCGTTTCAAGTTTCCACCGGAGCAAAAATGAGCAAAATCAAAGAGCTAATTGTTAAGTACAAAGTACACGGCGCACTTGTTGGCGGCAGCCTTGTAATCGGGAGCACGCTTGGAACGTGCACTATCTCACCGGATGGCGTAGAAGACGCCCCAGTCGAGGAGAGCACCCCAGAGGTGCCAGCACCCGCAGAAGAGGCCAAGCCCGAGCCAGAGGCCGAAGAGGCGGCCTAATGCTTGAAGTTTTGATCGGGGTTGTCGGCGGCTTTGTCGTTTGCTTAGTGGCATGGGCGCGGCGAGGTACTGGGAAGGACCAGCCGCCGGCACTCCCCGATCTTGCCAAGCCAGGGCGCGAGGTTATTGCCGCGCACATTGAAGAAGAGGTGGCCGAGATCGTCGAGACGGTCAAGAAACCGAGAGCAGAGGCAACCCTTGCCGATCTACTAAATGAGGAGTTGCAATGATAGCCGCCCTTCTCGTCGGCCTCGCGCTCGAGCCACCGGCATTTCCAGAGGTTGAGCCTGTCGAGGGAGAGTGCCCCTATGCGGTGGAAGTCGACCCGGAGATCCAAGGGTGCCGCGGCCTACTGCTTCCAACAAGCTATGCCGCCGAGCTTTTAGCGTGGAAGAAATATGGCGAGGGGCTCGCGGAGCTTTACAAGGTGGACACGTCGGTTTTGCTTATGCGAATCGAGGCGCTCGAGGAGCCGCCCAAATGGCACGAGAGGCCGGCGGTGCGTCGATGGCTTGGTCGAGCCGAGGGCGTCGTCTTAGGCGCCGCTCTCGGGGCGGTGGCGGTGTACGCGATAGACAGATGAAGCGCTTTAGATTCGAGGTGTTCATCGACGGCACCTATCACTTTCTCGAGGGGCGAGGTGCAACACCTTCCGAGGCTCTCGAGGATGCTTTGTCAGAATACAAAGAGGCCCTCGACCCGGATAGGATCGAGGGTGAGGTGATCTATGATCCGGAGAGAGACGACGACGGCGAAGAGTTGCCGCCGATCGTCGATTGGTTCAATCCGGGGGAGTGTTAGAGCGCAAGCGAGAGCTAAGAAGGCGCCGCGCACAAGAGCCGGCGGCTTCGCCGGTGGCGCTCATTTCATCGACAAGCAATGCCGCAACGTCGCGCGTCAAGTACACTTGCACCTTGAAGCGCTCGCCGTGTTTCATGAGGCCTGGCGTTGCCGCGAGGGCTTCGAGTTTCTCTTTGTTCATGTGTTCTCCGTGGTGAGTGCCCCCCGAAGGAGGCGAGGGGTTTATTTGATATGAAAGCGAGAAGGGATCCTTGTGGCGCAAATCGGGCCGACTATCCACACTCCCATGTAGCCGGCAGCGTCTTCGTCGACTTTAGCCGTCGAATCGTCTTGATCAACAAGATCCCACCCTCCACCGGCGGCTTCTATTTGAATGGAGTTTTCAGGGCGCACAGGACGCTCGCAACAAACGCAAAGCTCGAAGCGTTGCGGGTTAGGGCGGCTTCTGTTTGCTTCGCGGGTGGCTTCGCTTGCTATGAGGTTTTCGAGGTTGAACATATGTGACTCCGGGAAGGTGCCCCCCGAAGGGGGCGGTGAGGGGTAATTAGCAATTGCCACCGGCGATGCGGCGGATCTTTGTTGCGCTCCAATTCATTCCGTCGATGTGCATTAGGCATCCAAGAGTAGCTGGATCGTCGATGTCGACGGCAACCAGACCAAGAGCCGAGGGCGAGCCGCCGTTGTAGTCTGTTTGAATGAGAGGCGAGCCGCCCTGAAATCGCTCTACCGATAAAATTCGGTGTGGTTGATCTGCCTCATCAAATGCCAGCATTCCAGGCATCCATTTAAATTCGAGGTGGGCTACAATGTTTGTGTTTTTGGCGTGCATGATGACTCCGTTTGTTTGTTGCCTCTTTCTTATAGCGTAGTTCAAAGGACTACACAAAGGAAAAACGACATAAGCGAAGATTATTTTTTGCGCCGTCGAGCAGTGCGGCGTTTTTGAAGGTCGCCATATTCAAAAATCTTGATCACACGGCGCTTCAACGGCCGGGCGTTTTTCGCGAAATTGTGCGCAACATCGAAGGCTTCGTCGATGTCACCGCGGGCCAGATGGCCGCAGATCGCCTCGTAGCCGTCGAGATACGGTGGCAGGATGTCAAGCACCCTTTCGACACGGGGCGGCCTCTCAAGTCTATTGCGCGGCATCTATCGGCCCTCCTGGCGGATACCCTCGAGCCGAACGGTCGCAAGGCTGAGATCCTCTCCGCGGCCATGGCCTCTCTCGGCGAAAAGACGGGCAGCATAGGCGGCCTCGAATTTCGAAGAGAAAAACACGATCGAAGTCTTGAGAGAGCCCCTTTCTCGAAGCACGACGAAGGAGCGTTTAGCGGTGGCAGTTATTGGCATGATGACTCCGGGGAAGGTGCCCCCTTGAGAGGGGGGCGGTGGTTACTGTGCAAACAGGTGGATAAGGTTTGACTCTTGGTAGCCTCCCTCATGTGGTCGTACCGCAGCAGTCCCAATGCAGATCACCTCATTGGTCCCATTAACCGTGATCTCGCATCGCTCTCCCCATGCGCCGTCGACGACGTGAGTAACGGTGCCAACCTTGCCAATGTGCGGGCTCGGTGTTGGGTGGTATAGGTCGTGATGGTGAATCACTACCACTCGCATGTTTTCTTCAATCTGGGTCATGATGTTCTCCGTTTGTTTGTTGCTTCTCTTTTGTAGCATAGTCCAATGGACTACACAAGGGACTTTGTAAAAGTAGGCAAAAAAAACCCGGCGGTGAGGACTAAAACACCGCCGGGCGTCGCGATCTATGGGGAAACTAAGACATAGGCCGCGAGCTTTTTAGATCCCTTTCGTCGAAAATGATCAGCAGATCGAGCGCTCGATTTGCAGCGCGTCGAAGTCGCAAATCTTTCGAATCCCCCAATTCCACGACAGCCGAGGACAGGCTCTCCAAGGCGGCGACAAGCTCGGCCCGCTCCCTCTCAAGCCGGCTTGTCTCGCTCTCGACCACGTGGGCGACAGCGTCATAATTGGCCGCCCTCAAGCCTCGGCAGAGCCCCAAAATCGTAGGGTTAGAGATCATGAAAGGGGCGCGTCAAAGAGCATGCATAAAAGCATGATAGAAAGGAAAAACAGAAAGGCGGCAACGTCGGCGAATTTGTCTTTGGTTTTCATGTCATCTCCTAAAAGGGGAAGTCGGCTTTTGGGAGCCAGATGGCTTTTCCGCACTGTGCATCTTTGCACTTAAAATCGGGGCTTTTTTCGCTGATTTTATTGTCTCTGTTGTCCCACATCTTTGAATCACACTCGGGGCAAGCGTCAGGCGGGCCAAGCTTCCGCGGTGGACTTGATGATGTCGAAGAAGAAGAAGGCGCCGCCGGTTTCGCTTTTTTGGTCGATTTTTTTGGCGAATCTGGGGGAGTCATCCCAGGACCGACGGCGCCAGTTTTCACAGGTTTAGGGGGCAATCCGCTCGCCGAGTTGCCGTCGTCGTCTTCTGACGGGCAAGCAAGCGCGGCTTGGGCACTATAGCGCTTGAGATAGCTAACGGCACTTCCGAAGCCTTGCGCGTTGTCTTTGTCTGCCTTGCAAGAGGCTTGTGAGGCTATCCAGCCGCCGTCAGAGTGCGTGATCAGCGTTGACACCGAGACGTGCTGCGCTCCCTCATTGCCGGGAAATTGTAGCAAGGCGAGGCCGTTTGCATTCATTGGCGGCAAAATCGCCTCGAGCACGCTCGCAAGGTCGGCATATCTATTCCGAAAATGAGAATTGATAGAGCCCTTTTTTGCGGTGGACATCGATCCTTGTGCCTTTGCAAGTGCGGCGAAAAGCGCCGGATTCGCGCCTGACAGGTCGATCCCAAAAACGATCGTTTTTTCCATTTGTTCTCCGTTGACGTGTCGAGCTTATATCGGATGAGCAAATAAGGGCAAGAAAAAAAAGAGGGCTTGACGCGACAAGCCGGGCGCGGTATCGGTCGAGCTAATAAAAGGGGCTTCCGATGACCTTCGGCCAATATCTCCGACAGGAGAGAAAAAAGCGCAATTGGACACAGCAGGATCTCGTCGAGCGTACCGCCGGCGCGGTGTCACAAGCCAGTCTAAGCACCTATGAGGGCGGCAAGCAAAGGCCGGCACACGCAACGCTTGTGGCAATCCTCGAGGCTTTCGAGCTTGTAGGAGTGGAAAGGGCCGTGGCTTTGCATGTCTGGGCTTCGCCATTGAAGGAGGAGAAATGAGCGTTGGACCTGTGGTTATCGGCATCGATCCAGGCAAATCGGGCGCGGTGGTCGCTCTCGACATGCAACGGCGGCCGGTGGACACCTGGATCACCAAAGACGCATTCACCGTCGCAGCGGGAAAGAGTCGCCGCGAATACGCCGAGGGGCTAATGCAACAGGCTATTGACGACTTGCATGGACGGCGCGGCATCGCCCTTGCCATCCTCGAGAAGCAACAAGCAATGCCGGGCCAAGGCGTTTCGAGCACCTTCCAAACCGGCTTAGGCTTTGGGCTATGGCGGGGCATCCTCGCAGGCATACCGACGAAGATCGTGCACCCGAGGACATGGCAAAAGGAGATTTGTCGCGACCTACCCGGCGACACGAAAAAGCGAGCGATGCTTGCGTGTTTTCACATGCTGCCGGATCTCGACCTCACACCGGGCCGACGCAAGAAGCCGTTTGACGGCCTCGCCGATGCGGGGTGCATGGCGCTCTTTGGACTGAAGGAGTTAGGGCGATGACCGAGCAATTGGCGCTCATTAGCGTACCCGAGCCCGAGCAACCGCGCGGGATTGATCTTCGATGCGTCGGAGTTAGTGACCTCCTTGAAGACTTGATCGCGGCCGGAGAGCGGCCGGCGCTTATCGTAGCCGATCCGCCGTGGCACTACTCACAAGCTCCAGGGCACTCCGCGAACCCAGAAAACCACTATAAACCGATGACGGATCGGGAGATTTGCGCTCTTCTCGACAGGGCCTTCGATGTCGTTGACGCGGGGCGCTTGGCCTTGTGGATGACATGGCCGAAGATACAAAACTGGATTGACGCCCAACAGGCGGAGCGGTGGCGGTGGCGCTATGTTTCGGGCGGTGCATGGACAAAGACAGGGGGGAATGCGGGCACGGGCTATCATTGGTTAGGAGCTTCCGAGCCGGTTTTTTTATACGTCAAGGGCACCGGGCTTTGCACCGAATGGGGGGCGCTTAGAAACGCTTACGGGAGCCCTCGGCAGGCGCACAGCGAAAAGCCGGTCGAATGGATGGAAGGCTGGATCGAGCGGTGGACGAAACCCGGCGATCTGGTCGTCGACCTCTTCGCGGGGCTCGGGCCGGTCGCTCGAGCTTGTGCTCGCACTGGTCGCCGCTACATCGGCGCGGAGCTTGACCCCCACAGGCATCGCCAAGCCATCGACCGGATCGCCTTAGACAGACAAAACCACAAATGAGGACTAAACATGCCACAAGACAGAATCGAGATCGATCCGAGAAAGACCAATTTCTTGGCGCACTTTCACCCGGAAGACAGAAAGACCGTCATCGAATGGACGACGAAGCACCTAAAAAAAGCCGACGATTTGCCGAGCGTCGAGCAGTTATTCAAAAGCCTTAGAGCAGAGCTAAACAACGGGCACACCAAAGACGTCTATCCATACTTGCGCGAAAGGCTGCTATTTATGTTTGAAGCTCGGCCCGAGGTTATCAATGGGTGGGTGTCGTGGTGCCTCGAGTGGCACACTCTACCGCTTAAAGAGAAGGTCGCAGCGAAACAACGCTTCAAGAAGGGCCGCGAGCTTTGGGTGCGGCGATGAGTGCGCCGGCGGTGGCAGAGTTTATAAAGGCGATTTGGGGCAATTCAGACGCGCTAATCGAGCTTCGGTGCTTTTCGGATGGAGGCGAGAAAAAAACCCCTCTTCAGTATTGGTACACGCCCGAAGAGCTAACCCGGAAGCTCGAGCCTATCGCAGAGTGGGCGATGCGGCAGCGCCTCGGGGTCTTTGCCGGTGTGCTACCGCGAAAGCGGCTTGGAGGCAGTACAGCGGCCGACACGGTGCCGGCTCGCGTTGTGTGGGTGGACGTCGACTTCAAAGACTACAAAGGCGGAGAAGAAGAGGCGAGAGAGCGTCTTGAGGGGTTCCACAAGCCAAGCGCCTTAGTGCGCTCAGGGAACGGTTTGCACGGTTATTGGCTACTCGATGCCGAGCACGAGCCCGAAGCGCTTTCCAAGGCTTGCAGGCAGATCGCCGGATACCTCGGCGCCGATATGGCCTCGACAGATCCGGCGCGTGTCTTGAGACTACCGGGCACCTACAACGCCAAGAAGCCAGAGCCCAAAGCTGTCGAGCTTGAATACTTGGATTTGGCGGTGGCCTATGCACTCGGGGGGCTTGTGCAAAATTTGCCGGAGCCTAGAGAGCGGATCAAAACCGAGGACTATCACACGCCGATCAAGTACGAAGCCGCGCTATCGGTAGAGTTGCAAGAGCTTCTCTTCGGGGATGAACGCCTAAAAGGCCTACTCCGAAACGAAGGCAAGCCCCACGAAGGTCCAGACGGGCAACCGCTGGACACGACGATCGCCGGCTACGATTGGAGCCTTCTTCGTGAATTGGTCTGGCACAACGTGACCGACGAAGCCGAATTGGCCTCGGCTTTGGCACACAAGATCACGCTTGACGAGCGCAAAGAGGGCAAGAAGAGCAGCCGAGGCGAGCGCTATATCTTGCGCACAGTCCACCGCGTGCTCGCAAGCACCCCACCAAAGCGCAAAGCAAAGGGCAACAAGGCACCGCAAAGCGAGCCAAAGGGCAAGATGAAGAAGAGAGCGCGGCCGCGCTCAGGATGCGAGCCAGCGGTGTGGGAGATGCTCGAGCTTGGCACCATAAGGCCGCACAATAACGCCGCAAACATTGTAACGGTAATCCGTAACGATACGCGATTGAAGGGCCGCTTATGGTGGGACACCTTCAGGGATAGAGCCTGCATCGATGAGAAGCGCCTCGACGACATCGTGCTGACTGAGTTGGGGCTATGGATAGAAACTTTTTACGGCATCATAAACACGCCACGCTCGAGGCTAAGAGAGTGCGTTGACATGGTGGCCTTCGAGAACAGAAAGCACGTTGTGAGAGACTACCTCGAGGGCCTCGTGTGGGACGGCGAGCCAAGGCTAAACGGGTGGCTTCGCGAGTACCTCGGCGGGCACATCGACAACGAAGGCGGAGAGGATCAGGACGTCGCCGAGGAGCTACTCGAGGCGATGGGGCGAAAGTTTCTCGTGTCGTGTGTCGCTCGAGCCTTCGAGCCAGGGTGCAAGGTGGACACGATGCTAATCCTTATCGGGCCGCAGGGCGCCTTCAAATCGACGGCCTTTAAGGTCTTAGCGGGTCAGGACTGGTTTTCGGATAGCGACATTGACCTTCGAACGAAAGACAAATACCAGGTTTTAGCGGGCGCGTGGGTGTTTGAGATCGCCGAGCTTGACAGCTTCCGGAGGGCAGATCAGCAGGCGATCAAGGCCTTTGTGTCCAGTTCCTCGGACACCTTCCGGCCTACTGGAAAAATGATGGTAGTTGAGAGGCCGCGGCAATGCGTCTTTGTCGGCACGACCAATGAAGCCGAGTTTCTCGCCGACAAGACGGGCTCTCGGCGATTCTGGCTTGTGAAGGTGGGAGACATTGACCTCGAGAGCCTGAAGGCCGATAGAGACCAGCTATGGGCCGAGGCTGTGATGTGGTACAAAGGCAGGGAGAAGTGGTATTTAGACAAGCGCCTCGAGAGGGTGCGAGAAGAGAAGAGCGAGCCATTTAAGCGCCAAGACGCTTGGCAGGTCAAGATCGAAGAGTTCGTATCGATGCGCAAGAAGGAATTTGATAGCGCTCGCTTGTTCCACATCACCGAGGTCTTGACCGATGCTATTGAAAAGCCCCTCGACCGTATCACCGGCGCCGACACGGCGAGAGCCGGAGGCATTCTGCAAATGCTCGGATGCACCAAAAAGCGCAGTCGAATTCCAGGAGGAAAGCGGGCCACAATTTGGAGCCCTCCTGATGAGTAGATCGAGGGGTGGCCAGGGGGGTGGCCAGGGGGGTGGCCACTCGACAAAACCTCGAGAAGGTGGACAGGGGTGGCCATGCCTTTTAATTGGTCCTTATAAAAATGAAGAATAATATAATAATAATAAATACTTATAAACATTTGAACGTAGTTATATGGACTACATATAGGTCTATTTTAACCGCGTATGGAATTAGGGGTGGCCCCCCTGGCCACCGGGGCAAGAAAACGCAGCGCAAAAGAGGCGAGG